CAGAAGGCCAGCATGCGTCCGTGCTGGGGCGATTTCGGCAAGATGAACTGTCCGACTGATGGCAAGTGGCGCAAGTGCAACCCCGGTCAGGGTGACCCACGAGAGAGCATTTTCGCAGTGCTCTGCTTCGTCCTTGGTGCGCCACCCACCGCGACCACCTTTCCCTTCGCCCTGTATGAGTTGATGATGGATTACGAGATTGAGTTCCGTAATCCCATGATCCAAGACGTCAACATCTCAGACACCACCGTGGAGGCAACGCTACTGCCGGTGGGAGCGACGGGAAACCCCTACGTTAGCCCGGTTGCCCAAATCGCGCCCGCCATGCCATACAACGTCGCGGTCGCCATCGTCATCGACCCCGGCTCATCCGACCTCACGCCTGGTGGCGTTTACTTCGCCGCCCGCGACCAGAACAACCTGGGCGGCGTGGCACTGTTCACTGACTTTGATGCTGCGTACACAAATCAGGCTGTCGGCGACAACTCCCTCGCAACCACCATAACGTGGGACAATGAGTCGCTGGCCGCCGCTAAGGTGCAGCTCTCACCAATTTCTGCTCCGTTCCTCGATCTTAATGCTGACGGTGCTGGTTTAACCGGCAGCATTTCCGGGGGATCCAAGAAGACAGAACTGAGTGAAACGGGTACGCAGGTCGAGCTGTCCTCATTCGGGAACAGCGCCACATTAGAAGACATCAACGCAAAGCTGCCGAACGCCCTACGCAACGGCACCATCGGCGTTGAAGCCACCCTCGGCGGTCTTATGGCCGCGCAAGGATACCAGACGTCCATGACCACTACCAGTGCCGAGTCCAACCCGGACATCGCTGAACGTCTGGAAATCGAGCCCATCACCGCCCTCATGCTCAGCAAGTGGAATGACCCCGTTGCCAAGGTCATTCTGTCCACCGTGGACACCAAGCAAATGACTGCGCCCCTCCCGGGCTTCTGGCAGATCTTTGACCGACTGGGGGGAATCTGCAGCGCAGTCTCTGAGAGCGGCGGGTTCATTCGTACCATCATCCGTGCGGTGCGCCAGCGCCGAATGGACCTGAGGTCTACCGCCTGGTATAGCGACGCCAAGAACTTGGCTTACGCCGCCCTCACGCCACATGAGCGCTGGTTGGCCCATCCCAGCCGCGCCATGTTCCGTGCGGCTGAAACGCAAGGCCTGCTTGAGTGGCGCGATCAGCGACTCACCTACAAGAACCACGAGGTCATTTACAAACGCGCTTACGTCAACGGCTGGGTACAAGCACCCGTGCCACCACCCGATGATGAAGACGCCCATGGATTTCGTAATGATTTCGTGTCCGTCAAGTCCTCCAAAGACCTTCAGCCTGACGTTCAACCTGTCCCTGATCAGCCTGGGTCTTCCAAGTCTGGTCGGATCGATCTTGTAAAACGCGAGTACCCTTTTGGCGACTACTTCAAGACTGTCGTCACGACCACTCGCAAATAATCCACCAGCTACACCAACATCTTAAGCCCGCCGGGGGTAATCGGCGGGTGGTGTTGTTGTAACAAGTTGTAAGCGCGCTTTATGCGTCGTTGTGATTGTTTATTGTTTTAGCCGTTGTTGCGGCTTTGATGTTGATTCAAAC